CGAGCAGATTGAGTCTACAAGACAGCTTCTGGTTTACTTGTGCGACACTTATGGTATATCGAAAGAGTATAACGACTCTATTTTTGGTATTGATAAGCGTGCACTAAAGAGTGAGAATGGTATATTTACACATAACTCAGTTCGTCACGACAAGAGTGATATTTACCCTTGTCCTAGGATGATCGAAATGCTTAAAAACTTATGAAAATAATAAGTCATTGGCCAAAAATTTCTTTTGGACTAGTTTATTTTAAATTAGTATTGGGACCTATTAGGTTTTTATCTTTGGATATAGACTTGTATAGGAAATTTTATTCATTTACTTTTCTTAACTTTACAGTTAGAAACAGATGAAGAAACAATCAGAGGTTAGGACAATGGTGAAAAGGTTTATTAGTAGACCTGGGATTCACGCTAAAACAAAAACATCTAAGATGAAGTCATCTAAGAACTATAAGAAACAATATAAAGGTCAAGGAAAATGAAAGTACAAAATTATAACATAGTTGCCCCAAGTATAAACGACACTGTTTTTGGTACAGCAAATGGCGACACGGCAAATTTTAATGTGCAAAGTCTTTTAGCGTTAAATTCAGTTCCATTGATAAACTCTACTTTAACATTAACTGTAGCTACTATATCAAGCACAAACACATACTTTACAGGTGCTACTGTTGGAGTTGCTTTTGCAATAACAATGCCTACGGCTAGCTCATCAATCAACGGTGCTAAGTACGTTATTATGTCTACTGTTACACGTCCAGCTACAACGTGGATCACTCCTGGAGCAACAGCTATACTGGGTGCACCAGCTACACTAACAGCAAATACCCCTATTTGTTTTCAGTACGACAATGCTACTACTACGTGGTATATATCTATGTAACGAATTTTTACTATATTTGTAACAAATTAAATTAAATAAAATGGAAGATAAAAAAATCTCAGACGAAGAGTTAGATAAACTTAGGTCTTTAAATCAGTCTTACAAGGACTTAAAATTTCAAATAGCTGACATCGAGGTAACATTCTCTCGGTTAAAGAGTCAGAAAATCTCTACTATCGCCAATCTAGAAACATCTGCGTATGATCTTTCATCTTTTCAGGATGAACTGATTGCAAAGTACGGTGCAGATATTAAGATTAATCTTCAAACAGGTGAATATAATTAGAAAAATATCTATAGGTCCAGACTACATGAAGTGCATGCACTACGTGGTTGGGCAGGAGGTCTTAGATAGGACGTATAGAATTGAGTCTATACTGTCAGAGAAAGACGGGTCTATATGTATATGGATAATTAAGGACGGAGAGATAATAAAGTGGAAGCAGTTCTCCAGCACAATGCCAATTTCAATAGAATTTAAAATTGATTTTTAATGAAGTCACCCTACTGTTTCATCATCAAACCATTTGATGGGAGACGGTATGATAACTTAAGGACGTATGGTGATATAAGCTTCATCATAAGTTCTTCTCAAGATGATCATACTGTGTCTAATAGATTCGCTATAGTTGAGTCTGTTCCTATATACTATGACGGACCTGTACTACCAGGAGACCTAGTAGTTGTTCACCATAACGTGTTTAAGTTTTACCATGACATGAAGGGCAGACAGAAGTCTAGCTGGCACCACCTTATTGATGACTATTTCATTATTGAGCCTGAACAGATGTACCTATACAAGAGAGGCACTGAAGACTGGAAGGCCACACCACCATTTTTATTTGTAAAGCCGATAGACTCTGAGGATAAGATGTTTACTAATTTAGGTAGATTTGAAGAACTTTGGGGAGAGATAGTGTACAAGAACGATGACTTCACTTCGGCAGATGTTGGTGACGTGGTGTCATTCACACCAGAGAGCGAGTACGAGTTCAATATAGATGGAGAGATGCTTTACAGAATGTTTAATAAGAACATATGTCTAAAAAAATAGAGATACTAGAGGCTGGCAAGGCGGCAATTGATGAGCTTATTAAGGTGCTTAAGTCTCCTATAATAACTCACGCTGAGGACGATCTATCGGCTGATAAGTTGAAGAATGCTGCTGCATCAAAGAGGCTTGCATTTGAGGATGCGCTGTCTATGTTGTATAAGATAGAGGAGGAGGAAAACAGAGAGAATGACGTTCCAGTGAAGGACATAAGTATGCAGGGTTTTGCCGAGGGAAGGGCCAAGATAAAGAATGGAAAATAGACTATATAGTGTAATCACAGACTACATTCCAAAGGGTGTGGTATCTACAAAGAACAAGTTTAAGACTTGGAACTATGGATACAATAGTGACTACGATGTAATAGTTATATCTAAGGATGGAACCATAGGTGAAATATACGAAGTAAATAGTATAAAGATTGCACTACCACCAGCACCAGCAGAGGTTGATAACACAAATAATAGATGGTCTCCGCATGAGTACGACAAGGACTTATTAAGAATAAAGACAATATTTGACTGGAACAGGAGAGACAATAAATTTAAGTCTCAGTACATAGACTACATAGAGAGAGAGTTTGACAGACGTGACTCTGGTTATTGGTTTATGAATAACAATAAGAAGACATATGTAACGGGTACACATTACATGTACCTACAGTGGACCAAGATAGATATTGGTCTTCCAGACTTTCGTGAGTCAAATAGGATATTTTATATATATTGGGAGGCTTGCAAGGCTGACAATAGGGCGTTTGGTATATGCTACCTAAAGAACAGACGATCTGGGTTTTCATTTATGTCATCTGGAGAGGTATGTAATACTGGCACGATTGTTCGTGACTCTAGGATAGGCATACTCTCAAAGACTGGTAACGATGCCAAGAAGATGTTTACCGACAAGGTGGTACCAATAGTTAGAAACTATCCGTTCTTCTTTAAGCCTGTGCAGGATGGTATGGACAATCCAAAGACAGAGCTATCATTTAGAGTTCCAGCCAGCAAAATTACAAGAAAAAATATTGACGAGGAAAAGAATAACGACATAGATGGACTTGATACCACTATTGACTGGAAGAATACAGCTGACAATAGCTATGACGGTGAAAAGTTGTTGCTACTTGTTCACGACGAATCTGGTAAGTGGCTTAAGCCTGAGAATATATTAAACAACTGGCGAGTAACCAAGACGTGTCTACGATTGGGTAGCAGGATTATAGGCAAGTGTATGATGGGGTCAACATCTAATGCACTGTCAAAGGGTGGTGACAACTTCAAGAAACTTTATAGCGACAGTGACCCAAGAAATAGATCTGCAAATGGACAAACAAAGAGCGGACTATACTCGTTATTCATTCCTATGGAGTGGAACTATGAGGGGTACATAGATGAATTTGGATGGCCTGTGCTAGAGGATCCATCTAAGGCAGTAGTAGGGATAGACGGAAACAAGATACAAAATAGCGTTATAACATATTGGAATAACGAGGTGTCATCATTAAAGTCTGACGCTGACGCACTAAACGAGTTTTATAGACAATTTCCTAGAACGGAGTCTCATGCCTTTAGAGATGAGTCCAGACAGTCTATCTTCAATTTGACGAAGATATATCAACAGATAGACTATAATGACTCTTTGATAAAAGAGAGATTCCTGACTAGGGGGTACTTCCACTGGTTAAATGGCGAGAAGGACTCAAAGGTGGTATGGACCCCAGACCCAAAGGGAAGGTTCAATGTATCTTGGGTGCCAGAGGTATCTCTAAGAAACAATGTGATAACTAGAAATGGCAAGAAATATCCAGGTAATGAGGGCATGGGTGCGTTTGGGTGTGATCCATACGACATATCTGGAGTAGTTGGTGGAGGTGGATCGAATGGTGCGCTTCACGGTATGACAAAGTTCCACATGAACAATGGCCCAACTAACGAATTCTTTTTAGAGTATGTTGCTAGACCACAAACAGCAGAGATATTCTTTGAGGATGTTTTGATGGCGTGCATCTTTTATGGTATGCCCATACTAGCAGAGAACAATAAAGCGAGGTTGCTGTATCATTTTAAGAATAGGGGATACAGGGGATACTCAATGAACAGGCCAGATAAACACCTTAATAAGCTATCTAAGACAGAGTTAGAGATAGGCGGCATACCAAACTCATCAGAAGATGTAAAGCAGGCTCACGCATCATCTATTGAGTCTTATATTGAGGAGTATGTTGGACTAGATACGGAGGGTACGTATAGAGATGCGAGCAATATGGGCTCTATGTACTTTACCAGAACCCTTGAGGATTGGGCAAGATTTGACATTAATAATAGAACTAATTTTGATGCTTCCATAAGCTCTGGTTTGGCCATTATGGCTACACGTAGATATATGTTTGTGCCAGAGTCTAAAGAATCAAAAATAAGTATTAAATTTGTAACATACGATAATCGTGGAACAAGAAGCGAAATTATAAAAAAATAATGGATAAATCACCAGTTATAATCAATCAATACCCGTTTCCCAATCAAATGGCATCTGAGGAAGAGAAGGCCACTGAAAAATACGGACTAAATGTTGGCAAGGCCATAGAGGGTGAATGGTTTAAAAGAAGAAACAATTCATGTAGGTTTTACGACCAGCGTGGAGAGTTCAATAGACTTAGGCTATACGCTAGGGGTGAGCAGCCTGTACAAAAGTATAAGGACGAGCTATCTATAAATGGAGACATGTCTATGCTAAATCTTGACTGGACTCCAGTACCTATTATACCCAAGTTTGTAGATATCGTAGTTAATGGTATGTCAGACAGACTGTTTGAAGTAAGGGCTGAGTCTCAAGATGTTATGTCTGCTGAGAAGAAGAACATATTTCAGGACATGATCGAGGCTGACATGGTGGCAAAAGACTTCTTAAATATTACTAAGGAGGAGTTTGGTATTGATGCATTTAATGTTGACCCAAAAGAATTGCCAGAGAATGATGAGGAGTTGTCATTGTATATGCAATTAAAATATAAGCCAAGCATAGAAATAGCACAAGAGGTTGCGATTGATACGCTTTTTAAGATGAATGATTATTCAGAGACAAGAAAGCTGGTAGATTATGACTTGACTACTATTGGTATAGCCTGTGTTAAACACTCATTCCTACCAAATGATGGGGTAAATATTGAGTACGTAGATCCAGCTAATTTAATACATAGCTATACAGACAAGGCTGACTTTTCTGATTGCTATTATTTTGGTGAGGCCAAGCAGGTCCACTACACTGAATTATTAAAGATAAATCCAAACTTAACGGACGAACAACTAACGGAAATTAAAAATGCTGGTTCGGCCTGGACTAGTTATTTCCCTATAATTAGAAGCTATCAAGATGATGCATTTCAAAATGAAGTTGTTACGTTGTTGTACTTTAATTACAAGACATCTAAACACTTTGTGTGGAAGAAGAAGATACTAGAAAATGGTGGTGAAAAGATAATAAGAAAGGATGAGTCATTCAATCCTCCAGTTGAGGATGGTATGATGTTCGAAAAGGTTGAGGCAGTTAGAGATGTATGGTATGATGGTATACTTGTAGCTGGTTCAAATATTTTATTAAAGTGGGAGTTAATGCGTAATATGGTTCGGCCTAAGTCTGCAACACAGATGGCACTACCAAACTATGTATTGCATGCACCTAGAATGTATAAGGGCATGAAGGAGTCTCTAGTTAGACGAATGATCCCATTTGCTGATCAGATACAATTGACTCACCTTAAGCTTCAACAGGTAATGGCTAGAGTTGTTCCTGATGGGGTATTTATTGATGCAGATGGCATCAATGAGGTTGACTTGGGTACTGGTGCAGCATACAATCCAGAGGATGCGCTTAAGTTGTACTTCCAGACGGGTAGTGTTATTGGTAGAAGTTATACACAAGATGGTGACTTCAATAACGCAAGAGTTCCGATTCAAGAGTTAAGCTCAAATAGTGGTCAAGCAAAAATGGCTGC